CATATAGTTTTACCACTTGTTATGTATTTCAATAATGGTTTTATAGCATATTCAAGCGTATAAAATTCGTCTGATTTATTTATTTTATCTTGTGCAAATTCGTGATTCATAATTCAAATAAAAACGGGGAATAACACGGTATATATGTTATACGCCAATGAAGTGTCGTACTTAATTTTAAAATTTGTGGTTAGGCGTACAACACATATACCCAACCGTTATATGCCATTTTGAATACTCTTGCGTCTAAAAGATTCTTCTATATTCTTTAAAAGTTCTTTACTCCATTCGTTTTTACTTTCTTTTAAAACCATTCTCAAGCTAAGTAAATCACCTTCTGAAAGTTCCAATCTAGCAACTATCTCAATAAAACCATCCCTATATTTAGTCGGTTTATGTTTAAAAAATTTTTCTTCGTATATCATTTAATTGATTTTTAAGTTTGTAAATAAAAAACGGCATATAACAGCAATTAGCAATTAGGCTTGAAACGTACATATTCCAGAACGCCCAATAGCTAGTTGCAAACCGTTAGGCGTAATTTATAGCCTTTTTTAATTGTCTTAGTGCCCTTTGGCAATGTTTTTTATCTTCACCTTCATTATTCCAAACAAGAAACTCATAGGTGCTTATCATATCCTCAATATCTTCATTTCTTAAATTAACTTTGGTATGAGAAAAACTACGCCTAACAATAGGTATAGTGCATTGCTCGGTTTCTGTTTTTTTGCTATCTGTATTCATTGTTCAATTTTTTTTGTGTTATTAATTAATTTAGTTGTGTAAGGTCGCAACGACACCATACCACCATACGTTAATGCCAATACTTTTCTCTATCATCCGAGAACAACTCCTCTTTAGCTTTCTTTAACCTTCTTTTAATCTTCATTTCATTGTCGAAATGGTTGCATACGTAGGCTAATATTAAGCCCGAAATAAATAAAATCATAGTGTTATCTTTGAGTGTAATTGATTGTTCTTTCGTCTGCTAACTGGAAATCATTATTTTTTATAGCTCTTATTATGCTATTTATAATGTTATGATAAACAGTAAAATCGTCATTCATGTCTTTCACGCATTTAACAACAACTGAATTTAAAAATTCAAACTTCTCTTGTTGTGCCTTGTTAAATCTTTTTGTGCTTAAAATTTTCATAGTGTTTAGTTTTTAATTATACACAAATATAACACTTATTATTAATATACGTTATATATTAGATAAAAAAATAGCACTTTTTTTACGAGTGCTATAAATTAGTTATTTTGAGAAGTACAAATCTGCTTCCGCTTTCCTACGTCTTGTTAGTCCTAGTAGTTCTTTTCCTCCAGCCTTGTTCCATTTCATAAACTCATTGCGAATACTTGGATCGTTTGGATTAATTAAAAGCTTTTTCTTTAAAGTTGATTTGTTATAATTACCATTCCCTACGTTGTAACAGAATGAAGTAATAGCATTAAATTGATTTTGCGTAATGTTTTTGTGTTGGTGGTAGTATTTCTTTACCAACTCCTTTAAAAGCGATTCAGCACGCTCTTGTGTAATCATATCACCTATCTTTACTTTACTGCCATCTTCGTAATAAGTGTTGCCATATCCAATTGTAGGCACACCAGCACTACATCTATACGCTTTCAATCTGCATCCTTCGAACTTCTTTATTAAGTCTATACCTTTTCTTGAAATTTCCATTATTTAACGATTAATCCGATTCCTAATAACACCGCACTACCGATTGCTAGTAGTTTCTTTCTCTTTTCTTTCTTTACCTCCTTCTCGCAACTTGCTATAATAGTATCTTGTTTCTTAATTATAGTGTCCTGTAATTTAACCTCAACCTTCAAAATCTTAATTAAAGTGTCTTGTTGTTTAATTATCGTGATAGTATCGTGAATTTCCTTAGCCTTTTGTAGCTTATATTCAATCTTTGTTACCGTATCTTTAATAGTAATAAGCTTATCCTTAAGCTTAACTACCTCAACTGTATTTACTACAAATTCTGGAGCAGCTTTCTTCTTGTAAACTCCTACAATTCCAATAATGAAAGCAATAAATACAAAGCATATTAAAGGCAACCACTCACGCATCCTTATGTCTTTTGATTTGATTTACTTGTTTGATTGCCGTTAACGTCTTATCAATAAAGCTAAACCCAAATAACCCTCTAAAGTTCTCGTCTATTGACTTAACCTCTATCCAACCGATGCCAATCAAAGCAAACTTAACGAAAGGTAGTTGTGGTTCTACCAAGCATAACCCATGAGCAACTATTACAAGCAAGAAATAGAAAGTAAGTTTAGGCACTATCGCAAATGCTTTACGGCTTGTTATTCTCTCAACGTCTTTCCTCCCCGCCCTCATTATTCCTGTCACGGTATCCGTAACAACCAGGATAACAATAAGAATAAATGCAACCTTCAAAGGAGCGAAAAAGCCTATCAAGCTTACACCTATATATTTAAAAAAACTTACAATGCTTGCCTTCATTACGGTAAAACATCAGGTTTTGGTACAAATGTAATCTCTGGCAAAGTAATCAACCAACTATCACACCCTATTGCAATAGCTTGTGATAGCGTACATCCGTTTACTTCTTCATTGGAGATTATCCACACTCCGTTATTATCTTGAATTGGGTTAAAGTATTGATTCTCGTAACCCCATTTTTGACCTACCAAAAGGTCTTTTTGTTCTGTTGTTAATTGTCTAACTGTCATAATTTATTTTTAATAAAACGTGCCCGAACCACTATTGTATAATTCTGTTACCTCATCTGCCGTTATTTCTCTATTCCACACATACACTTCATCTATACTACCGTTGAAATACCCAGAAAAATTAGATGAGCCGAATTGATTAACACCTATTGTAGTGTACATAGTAGTATCATTAACAGGATTTCTTGTATCGGAATTACTTATAGACGACGAACCGTTAACGTATATTCGTGTTCTTGTTGATCCTAATCTTGTGAATACAACGTGATACCATGTACTCGCAGATAATGGACTTCCTCCAGCTTGTAAAAATGTATTAGATGAAGCATCGAAAATGTACAAGCCTAGAGTGTCTGCACTAACCTCGAACCTCCAACCTCTTGTTATTGGTGTCTGTAATAAATTCCCTATTATTACCTTAGTCCCTGTTATATTTGCCAGGTTAATCCATGCACTAACTGAAAAATCCGTAGTAAAATTAAGTGAGTTGTTAGCCAATGATACATAGGCATTTGTTCCATTGAATACAAAGTCAGAGCCACTAACACCAGTACCGTAAGTTAAGCCTCCTTGTGCTGTCCCATTGTACACGCCTAGACTATCATCAGCATTAGATTCTGCTTTATATGCAGCGTATAAGCTATCCCATAAAGGGTTAGCTGCTGGAGTTGCTATAATTCCGTTATTGAATAAAAACATAGAATTTCCGTATCCGTACATCATTATATTACCCTAATATCAGTGCCACACTTCCACTAGTAAGTGTTACTCCACTAAAGTTTACACCTATTCCAGTTATTATTGCACCAGCCTTAACTGCTGTTGCTGGAGTTGAAATATACGAAGCCTTTGCATCTATACCTCCTACTTTAATTGCTGAAAAAACAGTATCTTCTAACACCGCTATCGCACTAATTGTCTTTGTAACCTCCGTAGTATCGTTGCATATATATACACCTTTGCTCGCTACTAATTGATCCAATCTTGGTAAACTCATATTTTTTATTTTATTAAATTAAATTTCCAGCAAGTACCCAACTATCTGTTGCTATCTTGATAAGTGTAAAGCAAGCGTATAGTCCATTTGCTGTAACCTTACTTCCTTGTGCTAATAACGCTACACCTCCAGTAGCCGTGACAGTAACGGCATTTGTATCGTCAAGTACATAAAACATCATTTGCGCTCCAATTGTTATGGCGTTGGTTGCGTTTGTGTTAATGTTAATGTTAACAGCACCCGAATAAGTGTCAATAGGAATTATCTTATCTCTATCACTTTCTAGGATGTCACGAGTTGCAGTTATTGTTGTTCCTATTCCTACCAATGTAGACAAGTCCTTTACCTCTTGCCCTGTTACATACTTCGTGTCGTAAGTTGTTCCGTTATAATCAGCTATTGCTAGTCTGTCCGTAGTCTCTAAGGTTGCTGCCTTTGCCGTTAGTGCTGATATCTTTACGTTTGCCATTCTCTATATATAACTTTAATTTGATGATATTGTTTTGCTTAGGTGTATTTATTTTTTTGCGATTTTCCATAAAAAGTCATTATTGTTAAGTGGATTCATGTCGTTATTTGTATTTGTCGTATACTCTGGAAAGCTCGAAATGTTGTAGTTAATATAATCTATCATTCTTTGAGCATAATGGTTAGCTATTACCTTTTCTTTCTCTACCAAATAATCTACTTCGTTCTTTTGTACCGATTCACTGTTCTCGGCAGTCTTTTTAAATACTCCTTTATTCGTTAAGCTATAAGCCATAAATGGAAGGAACTCGCACATAGCGAAATGAATGAGCGTAGGCTTTACGTATGTCTCTACCAAAGTTTGATAAGCTCCAGTTAACGTAGTAGCTACTATATCAGCTTTTATTTTGTTAAATAAATCTGTACCTAAAAATGTTTGTATATGTATATCTTGAGCTACCTTAACCCATTGTACAAATTTATCAGGGTCGATGTTACCGTCTAAGGCAGTGAACTTAGTTATGTCTGCCTTGCTTATCATTAGCGCTTCTGCCATTATTGAAACCTTTTATTTGTTGGTAAAAATCCGTTGTTAGGTAGGTTGTTAGGCTGTACGTTAACTTGGTATGGATTCCTAACTTTATACCCTCTTTTTTCTGCTATTCCAGTTGCTATTTTTCTAGCGTCTTTATTGAATGGGCTTATCACATCGGCATTAGCACTTGCGTACACTTCCCTTCTCCACACGTGTCTACAAGCTCCTCCTCCTTTATATAGGAATAAATCGTATGTGTCAGCACCTTCTGGTCCCCATCCAGGATTGACCAAAGGGTCTGAACTCATTGCTATTATGTCCTCTTTTCTATATACCTTATTCGCCTCTAGCATTGCTTTACAGAACGGTCTTGTATTTTCTCTTAGCTTACCGGTGTATCTATATCTAGTCATGAATTTAATATCCTTAACAACCTTGTCTTGTTCACTTCTAGACAAAGCCTTAGAGATACCTGTTTTGACCAACTCTAATACGCTCAATCTAACATTGTTTAGCTCTTCTGTTTCATCATCCAAATCAGTAGCCTCAAAGTCATCTATTAGAATCCATGAAGGGTCTAGCTCGTGCCCATAATCACTCAAATTAATATGAGAACTCATCTCTACTCCAGTTTCCTCCTGTACTTGCTCCTCACTTTGTGCATTCTCTAAATCCGTAAATTCTAAAGGTTGTAAAGTCTTAAAGAATAATTTCAAAGAAATTCCGTTAAACGAAAGTATTTTATTTAACGCATTTACTATTAATTGTTGTTTCGGGCGGATAACCATGTTGTCAAATAGTATGGCACTATTTTTAAGCTCATCGGCATTTGAGCTGAACCCATTAGTTGAGCTTATACCAAATAATAGAGGCGACGTTACGTTGTGACCTACTAATATTTTGCTTCTACATTCCTCACTTAAATATTGGTAGTGCTCTGGTGCATCGTTCAAAGGCACGCTGTCTATTGTTGTTTTTTCGTCTTGGTTCTTATTGAACGATACGATTACTTTTTTACCTGTTGAGCCTGTTAATTGGTTTTGTACGTTTCTTTCTATTTGTTGTATTTGCTCTTCCGTAGGTGTGCCGTTATTGAAATTTATTATAGTAGTTGGAGAGAACGAGTTGCTAACCTCATTAATTAAGTATTCGGATTGCTTCTCTTCTAGCACTGTGTAATCCAACGCACCAACATAGTCTGGATAAGCAAAATACTTCATTCCTACGGAATAAGGCATTATACGTAGTATCTCTACCTCTTTGTTTGAATATCCAAAAGAAGGTATTCTCTTTGGCTCAAATTTTCTTACGTCATCCCAATTGTCGGAATAGTAGTAAGCCTCTATCTCCCCATCCTTATTACATTTCTCTGGTCTTAGAAGTCTTTCTTCGATATGATAAGCTTTAATAATTGTTTTGTGTGGCTTGTCGTAGTGTACTTGTATACTTGCACTTCCGAGTAAGTACAAGTCTTTAATTACTCGCTCTAGGTCTTCCTCTGCAAATAATGTCAACATTTGAGCGTACTCATTAGGCTTCTTGCTTGCGTCTAAGGCGCTAATTCCTTTACCTAGAATAAGTCTACATATATTATTGATTACGGCGTTGTGCGTTGCTGAATGAATGTATCTATCAATCAAAAACTGGTAGTAGTTGTTTTCATCCCCATAATTCACCCAGTCATTACGTTTATCTTCGGTAATTGTTGGTGCTGTGTATCTGCTTAATTCTACTATCATAATAATATAAAATCGTTGGTTGTTGTGTTCTCTGTGTATTGTCCTTCATTAATCGTATAATCTCTATAATCATTGAAGCCTAAAGAAGTACTAACTTGATCCGTGCACATTGCTATCCCGTAGTATCTAACATCTGTAATCACATCTCTACATATAAGCATTTTATACCTTCTTCCTTCTATTAAATCAGGGAAAGAAGCGTTTATGTTATCATATAAGTCGTACTCCGTGTAGCCACTAACATTATAGGAAGTAGTCACGTTGGTTTCTTCGTCTATTAAAAAAACCTTATTAGCTAAGTTATTACCTATTGCTCTAGGCTTAACCGTTATATTCTGCACTCCTGTATCTGTTGTTAAGATAGTCATACTATTATAACTTTTTTTTTTTGCATTTGTTGTTTATATATTTAAAATTGTTAGATTTACGAAGATTTTTTAACGATTAACAAAGACTAGATGAAGAAAGAAGATTTAGAATACTTGAAAGATGTTTTAGAAGACATAACATATTGGGAAACTTGCCCAGATAATTATAAACAACGATTCGGAGTTTTGATAGAACTGATAAGCGAAGAACTAACTGAGTTAAAAAAATTGCGTGTAGGTGATGTTAGTAACTGTGCTTTATCGGATGTGATGGCACAAATTACTAAGAACTTTGTGGATGCGGAGGAAAATGTAATAAAAGAAGTGTTGAGACAAATACTAAACCGTGAACCAACTTTAGAGGATGCAAAAGACTTGCATAGATTTCAAAAGGAAGGAGAATTTGATAAATCTTACTTGGCTTATAAAAATCTAAAGTTGGGTACTGTTTACCGTAATACAAATATAGAAGGTGGCAAAATGGGAGTTCATTTTGTGCCATTTGAAATGAATGACTTTTTAGAACCTGCAACTAATTTAGATGGGACTAAGGTTACGTTCTGAGCTATAGTATATAACGTGCCACAGATAAGATTAGTTTTAATATTAAAAAAATAAGATATGAGTTTTAAATTAGTATGTGACCATTTAAAAAAACTAACACCCGAAGAATTAGAGAAATTAAAATTAATTTTATCTGATGTTAGCAACTGTACGGAATGCAATACTGAAATAAATTATAAAGGAATTTGTGAAATGTGCTATACTGAACAAAAGTTAAACGACCTTGATTAGTATTGTTGCTAACACACAAATAAACTACGTTTTATGTTGTTTATGTGGTGTTATGAAATAAAAAAGGGTAGCTAAATTAATAACTACCCTTAATTTTTTACTGCTCGGTAACTTACTAAGAAGTAACCAATGTTGCAGAAGTAAACAATGTAACCATTGCAGCCTCAGCAGAAGCATTCAATAAAGAAGCTGGTTTTCCTTCCTCACCAGTAAATGTAAGTTTATATCCAGAGAAATCTCCTAAACCACCTCCTGTTTCGATAGAACCACCAGTAACATCCATGCCTCGTAACAATCCAGCAATGAAGAATTGGTCGTTGTTGTTTTGTATTACGATGTGTGGGTTACCATAAGCCAACAACTTAACTATCTTGTGGTCAGCAGTTGTTAATTTAGGAAGTTGGATAGATAGAACTTGTTGGAAGAAAGCAGTACCATTATCACGAGAAGATGTAATAGTTTCTACATACGTGTTTACTGTAGCTTTCAACTCATATTTGTACAAACTATCTACGTTTGTAATAGCAGTAATTAGGTCGGTATTCGTTACATCGTAAGTAATATCCGTTGCTGCAATTTGATTATTGATAAAGTAGATTGCCTTGAGCCCTCCGATTTGGTCTTTGCAAACTAAAGCTCTACCGTTAGCTATATCACATGACATAATTATTTAATTTTTAAAGTTTATAAAAAAAGGGAGGAGTCAATCCCCTCCCCTAATATTAATTAGCTAGTTATTAGTTAGCTCCGTTAACGATTCCGTAAGTAACACAATCTTCGATAGAAGCGTATTGCACACCTGCGTTCATTTTCATAATGATTCTTACGTTGTCTGAACCATCCAATTCACTCATATCTAGCAACTTAACTTCTGAAAAATCTCCGATTAAAGAAGTACCAAAAGTTAAATTCTCTTTGTATGTAGCAATCATTTGGTTAGCACCTAATCCGTTTACCACTACTAATGGAACACCATCGAATAACAAAGAGTCTAATTTTTGGTTGTTACCTTTATTGTCGTATCCGTTAGCACCTAAACCAGAAGAACCAAAACCTCCTAAAGCTCTTAGGTAAAGTCTATAAGCATTTTGAGAAATGTATATTCTAAAGTTTGGTTGAGAATAAACCTCATCTGGAGTAGCGTCTACTACTTTTCCTAACTCTGTAATGATGTTGGCAGCAGTTAAAGTAGTTCCTGTTACCTCTTGAGCAGCTGGTAAGCTAGCATCTAATGCCATCAATGTAGCAAATCCATCAAACTCTCCAGAGTTAGTAGCATCACCAGCCCAAATAGAAGCCTCGTTAGCAGCAGCTACCTTGTCAGCCATGTACCCTAAAAGGTAATCAGCGAAAGATTTTGGAAGTACATCGTGTGCAGAATATCCCATCTCCATAGCTTGCCATGTATCGATGAAATTTTTCTTACACAATTGTACGTTAACACTTAATTCTTTTGGAGTTAAGATACGCTCAGTGATAGTTACAGTAGAAGTAGGATCGAAATCACAAGATTGGTCTTTTAATAAACCAGTTGTAGCTAGTTTGTGCATAACCGCCTTGTATTTCACGTTTGGCATAATCTCGATAAGATTGTTTGCCAAAGTTGGTGCAGATAATAAAGCTGCTGCTACCCACTTATTTGCTGATTCACCAGCATAAGTTGTAGTAATGTTAGTTGTAGTTGCCATTTGTTATTTAAAATTTATTAGTTAATAGATTAAGATGGATCAGTTGCAGTAATACCTCCGTTTAAAGCACAAGCACCAGATACCAACCATTGAGAGTTAGAGTAATCACATACAAGCTCTACCCAATCACCGATAGATTCAGCAGAGTTAACGAAGTTGATTTGATCCTCACCAACCGCAGGAACACCAGCAACAGTAGAACCCATGTCGGAAATGATTCCGTTAATGTTATCTCCCTCAGCAGAATCAATCACCCAGTTAGATGTAGCGAAGTTTGCACCTACTACGAACTTGAATTTTAACCCTTCAGCCAAAGCTGGAAGTGTGATAGTTGCACCCGCAGCAGCATCAAGGATAAATACCTTTCCAGAATCAGCAGCCGTTAATGTTTGAGCAGCAGAAAGCACCTCTACTTCCTCGAATGCTCTTTTTACGTCATTAGAATAAAATGTAGCCATTTTTTATTTTTTATTTATTTATAAACTTGTTTAAAAATTCTATCTAAAGAGCTTTCTCCTTTACCAATTTTGAACATCTCAACTGGTTGCTCGTTCTCTGGATTGAAAGAAATAGGTTTTGGAGTTTCCTCTAATTCTACTACCTCCTCAACTTTTGGAGCTTTCAACAATTCAATCTCAGCTTTCAATGCTAAAATTTCAGCCTCTTTAGATTCCATTTCCTCTTTAGAGAAATGTACCTCTTTAATCTCAACTGTTTTCTTTGGCTCACGTTCTGGAGTTGCCTCAGCCTCTACTGGTACCTCTGCTGGAAGTTCTTCTTCTTTTTCTTCCTCCATTGGCTCAGCATCTTTCACCTCAACGATTTCACCCGCTTCGTTAGCAGTTAAGATACGACCATCCTCTAGTTCGTAATCCCCCATAGGCAGAGCAATAGGCTCGCCTTCTGGTACTACTACAAAAACAGGTTGTCCCGCCTCGAAAGAATCAGCCTCGATTTTTGTTTGACCATCTGCCAACATCATTTGCTCTAATTTCACCTCCATCCCTAGAAATGTTTTTAGAGTTTTTAATGCTTGTTTTACTTCGTCTTTCATAATAAAATTTAAGTTTAATTATATAACTTATTTATTTTGCGTTTGTTTTGTTTTTGGGTTAAATTAGTTCAAAGACTTGCAAATAACATTCAAGTATTCCACCGTAACATCCGTAACCGCAGTGCTATTTTCCACCCATATTTCTATGTAGTCATTCTCATTTAACTCGAGTATTGTTTGACACGTTATACTTTCAGCTTTCCCACCACTAGAAGTAGTTGAATACATTTCACTAGAGGTTATTACAACTCCATTTTTAGCGACATATACGCCAATCACGTTATTATTTCCACTAGATAAAGAAGTTGTAGCGGTTACTTGAAAATCACGAATTAAAGCACCTACATAAGTAAGTCTATTATCCGAGTGTGTAAACTTTTGGTTTATAGTGTTTGGTGATGTCGTACCTAACACCTTTACTGGAGTGTCTGTGGCTGATATAGTGGTCGCTGTTGCGTTATTAGTCATATAGTAGTTACCTATCTCTGCTGTATTCTCTATTCCTTTACTATTTACAAACCTTGTTTTGTTATCCGTATAGCTAACACCACTTAAATAAGTACCTCCAGCACTAAAATTAATGGTATCTAATATATAACCCTCCGTAGGTATAGTAGCACTAACATCTACATTTATTCCAACCGTTGATCCAAATACAACCATAGACGAGTAAATCAATCTAAATCTACGTGTAATTGTACACGTTGAAAGGATGTCTAGTATATTACCCACACCACCGCCACCAACAAATATAGAATTGTCTATACCAACCGTTCCTATCGTGCCACTAAATTGTAAATTTTGACTATTTAGAATAGCACCTTTAGAATATATGAAGTTATCACAAGTATCTATTAATCCTACGTTATCTACGTTTAGAAAATTCACACCAGTCCAATCCAATGCTACTGGAGGATTTACATCCCCAACAATATGTATCGCAGTATCTACGTCTTGAAATGTTACGTGTCTTATTGGAGTAGTCCATTCAGTATAAAACAAAGGTACACCAACCCCTAAACCAGTAGACGTTATTCTACTATTCTCTGAAGAACTACCCAATATAACCGTATTAGAACCTCCTACTAATCTATCTCCTGTCAAGTCTACGGTGGTAGTGAAATAATAGGTAATATTCGCAGCTAGTGTTATAACCCCTTCTACCGCTGTTGGTAGTTCGGATTTAGAAGATACGAATACTATATTACCTAAATCTATGGTTACATCCGATCCTATCAAAGACACAAAGTCTGAGTAAGTAATTTTTTTAGCTACATCACTATTAGGATTATCAGCTATTATATAGTCTGTATCCGATAGAGTAGTTACCGTAGACGTTCGTACGTAGTATGGTATCTCAGGCATTTCTCAAAAACTCTTTTATCTCGTTAATTAACTCCTCGTTATCATCACTTTGTTTCAACTCGTCAAACCCATCAAATTTGCCCTCGATAGAATACCCTTTGAATTTACCCTCTTTTATTTCCTTCCAAATCTCATCGTTATATATCTTACTCATCAACACCCATTCGCCACCTTTAGCGTTTAGGTTGTATATGTTTGACTTATCATTTCTCGGATCTTCTACCACCCAAGATTCGATAACAGATACACCTTGTATTTCTTTCTCGTGATCGATAGTAAAGTTTGATAGATTAAGTTTTCTCATAAATAGCTCTTGCGTTTTTGCTATCGTTTCTTTAGTAAAATATATGTTAAACTCTTTATCCTTTACACGTCTATAAATACGTTTCTCTGGCACTAGAGCAAATCCTACTACTATTCGTTTCTCCTCGTCTAATACTTTTAGTTGCACCTCCTCAGCGGATAACTTAATGAAGTCCTCCTCGATTGCTGGTTTATCTACTAACGAAATAGCGAATACTCCCTCATCCATTTCATCAGTAATTTTCATTTCAATGTCTTGTAATTCCATATTTATAAAGTTGCATTTCTTAATCTGTTTCTATCTAAAGCCTGTTGACTTGTTACCTCCCCACTAACAACGAATGCTTGTACAGGTTTTTGCTCTAAAAATTGTGCTTGTCCCACCCCTCCTTGACCAACAATGTTGAATTGCGGTGCTCTTGATTCGCCACCACTAATACCCCCGATTGAAGGAGTTGATCCCCCACCAGTGTCGCCTCCTCCGAATTGTTGCGATTGTATTCTCTTTACGTTTGCAAGTCCGTTGGTAATTGCAGCGGCAGCAGCGAACCCACCTAACACTGGACCGACAACAGGAATATCAGCAAGAGATTTAAAGGCCCCAGTAGCACTACGATAAGTATCTATTAATGTGCTAGAGATGTTAGCTGCCTTCTGTATCTCAAAAGCTCTACGTTGTTGCTTTTCGGACTTATTAGCGAATAAATAAGATAGGTTAGCAATGCTTGTTAGTCCATCTTGTACTGCCTGATATTTTTGCTCTTCCGTAGCTTTAATAATATCGGCTTTCTTTTCTTCCGTAGCTTGAGTTGTTTCTACGGAATGAGTGGCGTATCTGCCCTCTATCTCTGCAAGCTCTTGCTTTTGCTTTTCCATTAATGCTTTCTCTAACTCAGCATTTCCATTAGCAATAGCGAACTTTTGGTCATAAGCCTCTACAAGTCTTGCAATCTCCAATTCTTTATTGGAATATGTAGCCTCTTGTAATAGTTTGAATTGCGCATCCTCTAAAGCTATTCTTTGATTGTTTGCCTCTTCAATAGCTTTTAATTCGTCTAACCTTCTTTGTTTTGCTTTCTCTCTTGCGTCCTTGTTATCCTCTTCCCTTTTTTCCCTTCTACCTCTATAAAACTCAGCCTCTAGAACTCGAATATCATTTCTAGTGTTCTTTATCTCCTCTTTAACTTTCCTTGCCTCCTCACGCTCTAAGGCACTTCCCATTTTCAGGGTTTCGTATCTAACCTGTTGATTAAATAACTCTTGCTTTAAGATTTCTTTTGACTTTTCGAATATTTCTTTCTCAGTTGCACCCTTAGCTTTAAGTAAATCTATCTCCCTTTTTAAGTCGTTTAGTCCCCCTTGTTTTTTATTCCTTAATTGTTCGCTGGCATTTATTATTTCGTTTATAATCTCTAAGGATTTTTTCTGCTCTTCGTTTAATTTAGCTTGTTTTTCGGCTGCCTCCTCTATGCTATTATTATATTCAATCCATGCTTGGATAGCAAAGCCAATAGCCACAACTAGAGCACCTATTCCAGTTGCTATTATTGCACCTTTTAAGGTACTAAATGCAGTAACTACCTTTGTTTTTATTGTTGTACCTAACAAGGTAAATATCGGAATAGCCTCACGAACACCACGTACACCCTCGCTAAGTGCCATAGCGCCCTGTACTTTCAGTAATGCCTCGTTTATTTTCTCGCTCTCCACTCCCATTGTAGCCATAGCCCCCTGTACGGCAGCAAAGGAAGACGTTGCGCCTTGTAACGCTCCACCTAGTTTTTGCCCTAGAGTTGTAGCAGCAGCATCAACTACTAAATCTGTTTGCTGTTGCACTCGCTTGTAATTACCAGTCGCTTCAAGTAAATCTCTATACTCTTGAGTGCCTGTTTTACCAGCCAAAGCAAGTTCATATAATCTATCCTCAGCCTCACCCATACGAGCCGTAAGTGGCTTCATATCACCGTATATGTCCTCAAAAGTTGCGTTTAAATCGGTAGCCTCTTTTGATAAGTTGGTATACGCATCTTGTAGCTTGTTAAGTTGTTTAACGCTCTCCTTTACCTCTTTGGAATTAGTCCCGTAGGTCTTAGATAGTTCTTCAACTTCTTTTTCTGTTTTTTTTATTTCATTACGTAAATCGTTGAAATGATCCTGTGTTGCAACAGCATTATCCTTTATTTCTACCTCTATAACCTTTTTAATTGCCATAACTATATAACTTCCTTTTCGCTTGTTTTGTTGTTTGTCTAAACGAATTATTATACTCGTATTTTCCTTTAGCTATATCTACGTTCTCGGATACTCCGTAAAAATCACTTAACTTAAGCAATGCTAGTATATGCTTTATCATGGTTCTTGAATTATATATAATGTATTGTCATTAGTTGTGCCATCTGGCCACGTTGTTAGTACGTTTATATCTATATATTGCTCATTCGTTTCCTCGGTTATTATGCTGTACAACTCCTCACTTATTAAGAAGTCTCCATTCTCAGCAAGTAGATAACCAGCAATGTCTGGATTCGTAGGCACTGTTACCGTTGTAGTGCCGGGTGTTGTAAAAACGGTAGGAGTAATTCCCACACCTGGTGTACCACTAGATACAGTCACCGTCGTACCAGTTGGTACAGGAATACCAATAACCACCGTGCCACCTCCCGAACCAATACCTAAATCTTGGTTAACATTAATTACACTTCTAAAATCGTTAATTAGAGAAAGGTCAACGTCTCCTGTGGTTAGGTCTGTTTTTATGTCGTTAATTATATACCTTTTGTCTCTTATGATTAGCCTATCATTAAGTTTTATTTGTGTTAATAAAGAAATTGGTAAATGTGTTTTTAGGCTTGTTAGTCTATTTTTAGGATTGAATAAGTTTTTTAAATAGCTATCATAGTACACGTTATACAGACTATTGTTTAATTGTGTATCTGCGTATAAGCTTGAATACTCAACACTAAAATTTAGTGAGTACAAGTTATTATTATATCCTACCTCATTTCCAAAAGGCACATAAGTCGTTATATTGTCTTGCGTTGTACCATTCCAGAACTCTAATCCATTGTGATTTGTTTGATCACCTCGATATAATAACACTGGTTTTGGTACGTAAGTCTTTAAATCCTTATCTACTAAGTAACTTACTTGCAAATTCTCCCCTGTGAATCTACTAGGCAATAAATTCTCGAATGGTAGCTCTACTTTATACTCCCCTCCCTCATACGTGTTTGACTGAACTATATTACCGAACTCTCTATTGTTTAAGTCTAAATAACCATTGTTAATAGTCGATTTGCACTCCGAATATTTAAACACTAAGTTCTTGTACAAAGAATGTTTGCCTATCTCTATGCTATCCGTGTCAACGTAACTAGATACATCAACAACCCTACCTTGCGAATACCAATCGTCCAACGGCTCTACGATAAAGCTATCAACTGAAACAGCGTAACAGGTTAAGTTGAACATTTTCAAAATCCCTGTGAAAAAATCTGTAACCTTAATATCTGGTGCTTTGTAGCTTAACCCACTTTTCAGAGCCAAAGTATCTACGTAACCAACCACAACCGTTTGTTGTTTCTCACTCGCACTATAACCCCTTATCATAGATATAGAACAAGTGTATGTTATCGCTGCATCTGCTCTAACCTTAAAGCTTATCTCCTCATTACTTAACGGAGGATTGGAATTAGAGTAAGCAGTAAATAACTTAGTAGCATCACCCTCTAGTGTACGATTGAACGCACCATTAATGTATACATCTAAGTAATAGTTGCCAGAACCTGAAACTACTTGAAAAGTTATGTTAGCTTTAATTTTCGTACAATTCAGCTCTGGTACAAATATTATCCTATGATTGGTTAAGTCAACAATGTTATAGGTATTAGTGTTCATGTTGGTCTGCAACAATCTTACCGTTCTGGTCTGTGAAGTAGTTACGTTTGTTTCTTGATTCTTGAATAACATGTATAACTTCTCCCATCTTAGATTAGCACTTTGAAAAAACGCACTATTGAAAGTCAAATCATATTTTGCCTCGATAGCATCCATAATTCTCGCAACCTTCAACGCTGGAAATAACTCAGTCCATTCTATCCTCCCTGTTGTTGTTGTTATATCCGTACTACTTGCATCGTCGTATGTCCACGCTGCAGATTTATTACAAATTAAAGGATAACAAACATCCTCATCCGTATCGGTCTCCACCCTTGCTTGTACCTCTGCACCTGTATAGTCGTGTTCATAGCTAGAGAAATCTAAATCTCTTAACATGTCATCTCCAAACTTATCCTTAAGGCTTATTAAGTCGCCGTAAAAAGTAATGGAATAACTCTCTACGTTTCCGTTTACTATATTAGATTTTTCGATTGATATAAACCCTGTTTTGAAAGGTGTTAAATCAACTTCTATAAATGCTTTACGTCTATAGTTCGGATTCCATAAAGGATTGTTATCAACGTCTAGTTCAATGTCTACGTCCGATTGATAGAAGTGATGAAGAGCAGCGTTGTTAATTGGAGATGCTGGTATAGTAAATGATTGAGAAAAGTCTGTGTATACCTTTGATATGTCATTTATATTTTGTATAGAAGAATTAATTACTATCTTTTCATCCTTAAATAACTCTAGTTTTGAATAGTCACCTATTGTGTTTCCTTCAATCCAAATGTCTACCTTTCTCTCCATTACATTACGTTGTTAATAGTGTTATAATTGTATTCAAATTCCAAAGTGTAGTTTATTTGTTTAGTGTTTATATGTTTGAATAGTTCGGTAGATTTAGTCCTCAAACTTGCTGGCTTTCCGTTGATCAATATTCGCTCACTTAACATTAACTCCTTTAGGTTATCGCTCCAATCCTCATCTACCCAATCCGTGTTGACCTTGATTGATTCTTTCCCGTTTGTATTGAAACTTCTTTTTTGACCTTCGCTTGTTGAATAATTAGGGAAGGATGAAGGCATTACATTATAATCGTTCGAACTTATCTCTATGCTATCATTCGAGGCTTTAAAGAAAAACTCACGTTGCCACGATCCATATTTATTGATAAAATCACAAGCAATAGGAGTGTATTTACATTCGGTTTTTTCGGTAGTTGTATACGTAGCTTGCGTTGCATCTCCATTATCTATAATCGTTAAAGTCCAATCTCCTGTCGTACCTCCTAAATAGATTAAAGGTATTGAATACCAGCCAGCAGTCACTATCGAGCTATCAACGTGGTTTGTCGTGCCGTCATTCCATTCTACGTGCCAATTAACCCCCAAATAAGCTACAACATAACCAGCATAAGTACCACTAGAATAAACGTAGTCCTTTTGCCTTCTTAAGTAATTTCCGTTATCGTAATTGTAACCATCCCCAAAGAACCCAAAGCCGTCAAAAGCGTAATAGTTCGTTGTGTCTACGAGTACATAGCCAGCACCTATGTCCTTGTATCTCTTTACTGTTACGTTGCACCAATGCGATGTTGTGGTAGCAGTAGTGCTAGTAGGATTCTGAGCAGTTAAGAAACTAAAGTACTCTCTAATGTATGGAGACACATTGTAGTTCGTAGCAGTGTTGTTGCTAGCTGGGATTGACTTACTAAATGTGTATTGTGGAGATGAAGGAATAGATCCTGTACCATTCCAAATAAACAACTCTAACTTAGTAGCTAACTGACTAGCCTCGTCTATCTCTATCACATAAGGTGACCTTGCAAATATGTTACTCATTTCAATTTAATTAAAGATTCAACATCTAATCCGTAAGCCTCGATTATATCATCTGGTAATCTTTCAAATGCTTTCTCAAAAGGCTTAGTAAAAAATAAACTAGGTTTTATTCCTCTGTAGAATATATTTAAAGATATTAACCTAGCAAACCCTAAATGACTTCCTTTCTGAAATTTACCTTTTGCATCTCGGAATCTAGGATTTATACCTCTTGCCTTAACCCATGGAAGTAACGCACTTGCTGGAGGTGCTTTATCCTTAAAACTATAAGGGCTATTCGGCGCTTGCTGCCCTCTTATCTTTGAACCTTTAGATACTTTACTCGGGTCCTTACCCTTTACCCCTAAATCTTGAAAGGTACCATAGTCCTCCATCTCAAATGCAAGACGTAAACTGTTCTTGCTAGAGATAGCCTCCCCATTAATAGAGTTGTATAGCTTCTTATTTACGTTCTTTCCTCCCTTAGTTAGATTGCTCCTACTTTGTTGTATAACGTATTTCTTGAAATTATCAAGCTCCTTCTGTACATAGCTTCTATCTAGCATTTAGTCATTGTATTTCCTGTTACCAAATCAAAAGTCATAGTAGCTCCAGCCACATTATCTATGAACCGTTCCTCAAAGAACTCTATGCTTCCAGAGCTATCCTCGATACGATAGTCATCATCCCACATATTACCTCTAATGCAGTGCTCGTGGAAGTTGTTTAGTAACAATAGGCTTGCGTTTAGAACGTCATCTACATTACTATTCCCTACATAAATATCTGCTGGTTGCTCCTTAGAATAATCTAGCAAGTCCATTACAGATACAGATACGTTATAAGTAATAGAATGACCTTGTATAGTGGCGTTGTTAATCTGAACGTGTGCCAATGGGTACATGTCATGCTTTGCATTCATAAGCTCGTCAAGGCTACCTTTAGTAACGTAATTACACATCGGATTAGTTATAAAGAAATCGTGTATTTGTTTAGTTATATCGTAATAGTTAGCCATTTCGTCTTTGTATTTGCATCATTTCTATATCGTGTTTTTCTTTCTCAAAACTAAGCATCGTTAAAGCTTTAAATAATCCAACCTCTGTAACTTCATCAAGTCTTGTAACGTCTCCTTTAGCAAGTGAATAGATTGATTGATACCATCCCCATTTGCTCCCAAATTGGTAGCTTTCCGAGTATTCATTTTGCTCACCTGTTTCTCCAAATAAGTTGGGATAGCCGTCAATAACTCGTTGCTTAAATTCCAAAAAAAAACCCTTGCTCCTATCACAACCTCCATACTAACATGCTCCATTATCTCGGAGTACGCATCCGATCCAGTGTACTCCTCAATAGAGTAAGTATCTTTTCGTTTGTCTACTATTGGTCTGTATAATACTGCCATTGCTTTGTGCATATTATCGAAGTCAGCAATATAAGTATCTAAGTCAATATACTCAGCAAACGTTATCTTCTCTAGGTTAGGAATAAATCCAAACTCTAAGCCAACTATATCGAATTTACGTATTAAGTTAGGTTGTTTAGTGAATAGGTTGTTTAGATGATTTGTTATATCCTCAACATCTGAGAACTTCATCTTTAAAACAGAAAGCAAAGGCACACCACAAAAGATTTCTATCATCTTCTGTTTTACAAACATCTCATCGTTACTATCTTTACAAGTCTTAACAAACTTCTGATAGTCTTTGAGCTTTATCTCCTTTAAACTTTCTGGAATATTAATCTCTATCTTCATTACTTATATAACTTATTTTAGCATTGTTTTGTTGTTAACGAATGAAGCTTATTTTATAGTTTCCTTTATGTGCATTCTCAAGTTGATAAGTAACCGCATATCTAAGAGCATCCAAAGCATGATTGTATTTATCGATTGGAGTTTCACTCTTACGCTCCAGCCAACAATAGTTGTTCAATTCCTTAATCAAGTCTATTGACTCCTCGTCTATTACCAAATCGTAATCTAGTATAGTAGCTATCCCTTCGTTTATTTTGTACTTAACACAAGGTGCAACATTACATCCTAAGTTAGAAAGTTCAGCTATCAATCTAGGCTCAGCATTATCTGCTACTATTAACTTTTTGCCAGCAAATCGGATATTAAGATTAGCAAGTTGAGAAGTAGTTAACCCTTGTTGATATACGTGTAACCTTGCGTAAATAATCTTCTTAGATTTATCTATTGCAGTTTCGACTAAAGTGCTTGGATCGTTACTAAATCCATAATCTTGTCCAAATACGCTAGGTATATCTTCATTAAATTTACCTATCGACCAATTGGTGTATATAACCCCCTCGGCTTTATCGAGCCACCCTCCTAGAATAGTATGTTTATACTTCTCTGGTCGGTGTATTTTCATTGTCTCTATTTGTGTTAGAAACGATTCAGAAAGATTATCTATATTATCTAAGTAGGTAGTATGAATATACGTAGTATCTCCCTTGACTATATTACTTCCTGCCTCTACTCCTTTCGATTCAAAGAACCTTTGATAGATAAAGTGTTCTTTAGTAGCAGGGTTAAGTATCAACACAACCCTATTATCTTTGTCCTTAGAACGGATAGAATAATCTATCTTATCGAAAGTATCTTCATCGGTTAACTCCTCAGCTTCATCTAATACCCATGTTGTAACTCCAGCTAGTGATTTAAGATTAGCCGTCTGAGTTCCAGAACTTGTTTTGATACCCTTAAATAATATCTTACTCCCTGTTTTTAGGTTTACTATCTCGTCTTTAGTAACGTGAAAGTCACTATGTTTATCAAGTATATCTATCTTCTCTAGAAATTCTGGTATGATAGATACATGAGCAGAAGTAAGAGTATAGCGAGTGAAAAGAATAATATGTCCTCTCTCGTAAGTAAGAAATAGTAGAAGTATGTTGATCGAGAATGATTTACCAGAACCACGGCCACCAGTAACAATAAAGTACCTACTATCACTTCCAAATGCTCTATACTTATCATTTAGATCCACCAAAGCTTAATAACTCTTTTATATTAGTTTCGGATACCGTAATGTTATTATCGATAGTCTCTTTAGGCTTACCATAAGTGTACTCGATTATCAACTTAGCTGCACTAATTTTATCACTATCTCTAGCCTTCTCCGATATAACTATATTAGCCAAGCATTGTATAGCATCTAACGAATAAGGCGACATTAAATCCCGTATTCTATTCTCCTCGTCTTTAGGTTTTCTACCAGCTTTTCCCTTAGTAGAATGTCCTCCGTTATTCCTTCTGTTATCCATTATTTTTGTTTTAATTAATTAATTTAGATAAATAACATAATGAAAGTTATCAGTCAATATTTCGTAGTAAATAACCCCACTAATATAAATCATATACCTTCTTAAGTTTTTGTTCTAAATCTCGTAAACAAGATCCACAAGTAGTAAATGTTTCCTTAGCGTCAAAGATACGATTGTATACTTTAATCATTGCATATTGCTCTACTGGTGATATCTCCGTTTTTCTTTGTCTATTTAGAACGATATCTAATTGCTCATACTCGCTCTCTGTCAAACACTTAGGTGTCTTATATCTAAACAATTCGTTTAACTTATCCTTACGCTCATCGCAACCACAATCTTCTCCTGCAATGAACTTAACCGCTGCCTTGATTCCAGTAGCTTCGGTTATCTTCTCGATAGTATCTCCTAATCCTTTGGATTGTTTCTTTCTAGGTTGTTTTAACTTCTCCATAACTATATAACTTTTATTTTGTCGTTTTGTTGTTTAAGTCTATCCTTACATCGTTTAATTGTAAGAAAAATAGTAGATAAAGATATCCCTGTTTCCTTCTCGATATCTCGCATTGACATTCCAGAGTGAAGGTAAAGGTCGAACATCATGGAGTCGAAGTGATGCCATTCTTTTTTTGTTTTATCCACTAGCTCTAAGGCTTCTTTAAGATACTCGTCTGGAGTTTCTGGGATAGAATGATACGTAGTATCTAGTTCTATATGATGTTGATTTTTTTTGATTGAATCGTAAAACAAGTTACGCATAGTTATCCAAATGAAGGCTCTATTTGGAGTTTTGTCTTGGTTGAGAAAACCTTTGTACTTGTACGCTCTGATGTACATATCCTGTACCAAGTCCTCTGTTGCACCGAACGATAAGGCTATTGAAAGCCATTCATCGTGATGTTTTGCTAGTATGTCAAGTGTATCCATAATTTTAATAAGGAGGCAACGCTACGTTAAGCCGACTACCTCCTTTTTTAAGTATTAACAATATGGACTCAAATATACTAATTATAATAATACATACAACAAGAAAGTATAAAAATAATTAAAAATAATATCCATCTAGCTAGTATCATTCTTTTACCTGAATTTGAAGTTGGTTAATAAGGTCGTCAACCTGTTGTACTATCGAGGTGTACGAGTTAAGCGTTTCCTCTGGTAGGTCGCTTGAGAACACATCTACTATCTTCTCCACTTCGTTTGTAAACATCTTCGTAAATCGTTTGATGTTGTGTTTATGAAGTGATGCATCGTTAACCTCGTCAAGTTGGTGTAGCACCGATTGTAGCAATAAAGTTGCCTTAGTCATTCTAGAGTAGTACTCTTGTATTTCTTTTGTCATTATTTT